ATCGCCAGCAGCGCGTCGGCCGGCGTGGAAGTATGTGGCATGAAGTCGATCTGGAAGCTCTTCGGCACCATCTGTCCCGGCGTGTAGGACGTCGCCGGCGCGTCGCGCGGCTCATCGCGCACGAAGGTGATCTTCGGTCCCGCCATCAGCGCGCGGGCGCGGCCGCAGCCGAGCACCGCGTTGAGCGCATCCCATCCCGATTGCCGCGAGTCGAAGCCGCCATCGAAGGTGTCGCCGCGCGCCGTCCACGTCGCATCGAGCGACCACAGCAGATCGAGATCGATGCGGCTGTCCGCCAGGTTGAGGCAGTTGGCATTGCGCAGCAGGTGCGAGGCCGCCGCCGCGATCGAGCGCGTCGCCGTGTTGGCGCTCCATGTGCCCGTGTCCGGATCGTAGATCGGCAGCTTGCGCGTCTTCACCGTGTTGAAGGATGAGGCCGTGGTGCCGTTCAGGCCCTTGGTGGCGCGCGCCTTGAAGCCGATGGTCGAGACGCCGGCGTAGGAGGTGACGGCGTTCACATAGCCGCGCATGCCGATCCAGTAGAAATCGTCGACGTGGTCTTCCTGGCCGCCGCGATCGTTTGTGCGCCGGCCGCGCACCTGGTAGCGCGCGGCGGTGACGGTCTCCTTGTAGCTGCGCCGGACCGCCGTCGCCTGGTTGAGGATCAGCGACGTGTTGACGATGTCGAACCAGTCGCCGATCGCCTCGCCCACATCGTCGATCTGCTGCGCCTGAAACTGGAATTCCGCGCCGGTCGAATCGTGATCGCCGGGGCTCGATGTGCCGATGCGGTAGCAGCCGGCCGGGTAGCTGACATCGATGCCGATGGCGATCGCCTGCGTGCCGGGCGGGCTCGCGGCGTACGGGCCGACCCAGCCGTCAGGATCGAACTCATCATAGTCGGCTTCATCGGTGCCGAGCAGCTGTAAATTCTCGACCTCGACCGAGGTGAAGGCGCAGTTCGGCACCAGCGTGTGGTCGTCGCCGGGCGCCACGAACTCGAGCTCGATGTCGGGATAGTTGCCGGTGTAGTCGCCATCTTGCCAGATGACCGTGTCAAGCACGCGGACCTGGTGATAGTCGAACTCGCCCATGCCGTCGCAGAAGCGCTGGTAGAGAATCTGCTGGTCGTCGTCGTCGTATTCGAAGAAGGACGCGGCGGCGAGATCGGGAAATGCATCGAAGCGGCCGAGCCATTCCGGGACCGCTTCGTTGACGCGCGCTTCGTTCGATTGCCCCGACAGCGAGTAGGTCGGCGATGGCGTCTTGCCGGATTTCGGCTGCTGCGGCCCCGGCAGGATCGCCGACAGCAGCAACGAGCCGGCCAGCATGATCGACGTCGCCACGATGGCCGTACCGACCGCCACGTCGACACCGATCTCGCCCGCGAGCGCGGAGCCGAGGCCGGCCGGTCCGGCGATCGCCCAGGCGGCAACCAGCAGCGCGAGCTGCGCCACCACCGCCAGCACCGAGCTGCCGCCGCCCTTGTCGTTTGGAACCGTGACGAAGCCGACGATCTCGCCGTCGAGGATCGGGATGTTATCCCACTCGCTGCGCTTCACCAGCGCGCCGTCGCGCACCAGCACGGTTGACGGCGGAAGCCGCCAGTCCGATCGCACGAGCGCCTGGCTGACGCTCAGTCCGGACGGCAGTTCGAACAGCCGCGCATCGGCGACGGGGAGCGCTGGGTTCTGCACATGGATCAAGATGGAATTCATGCCGCGGCTCCCGCTTGCGGACGAAAGAAGCGGAAGCCTGTCCAGCCCTGCATTTCCATCGGCGCGCGCAGCTCCAGCTGCACGCCGGCATTCTCGACCGCATGCAGCACGGCGCCGCGGTTGAGCGCGAGCCACACGCCGATGTGGCGTGGGTGATCGGTGTGCCTGAGTGTGACGACGTCGCCGTGCTGCGGCCGCTTGACCTCGATCCAGTCGACGGAGGAATCGCGGCGCACGATCTTCGCAAAGACCTGTGCCAGCTCGGCCGGATCGCGGCTGCCCACCGGCAGCTCGCGGCCGAACAGCTCGCGCTCGCAGCGCCGCGCGATGCCCCAGCAATCGTAGGCGCGCGGCCCGTTGGCGCCTTCGGCATAGGGAAGGCCCGCAACGCTCTCCACGAACGCCCTGGCGCGCGCGAGTTCGGCGCGCATGACGATCTCACCGGACAAGGGTCGGGTACTCCGTCGATGTGTAGAGCCTGAAGGGCACGGGACGGTTGAGAACGTCCTCGAAGCCGGCCTTGATCGTGGTGCGCTGGATGTCCGGCGTGATGCCGGTCGCCGTCAGCCCGTGGATGACCTGCTGCGGCGCCGACAGATCGTCCGGCAGGTATTCGCGGATCGAGAACTCGATCGGCGCCGCGATGCCCATCGCCGCCTTGATGTAAGGCATGAGGATTTTGGTGACGTTCTCGACCGTCAAGATCGCCTGCGGCAGGCCCTGGTCCGTCGAGTCCGGCGGGATGGCGTCGAAGATGCAGGACTGGAAGATGACGGTCTGGCCGGCATCGGCCGGCGCGTCGTCTTCGAGCGTCGCTTGAAGGGCCTTAAAATCGTTGACCAGGCGCGCCGGCTGGTCGAACGCCGGATGGCGAATCTCGATGGTGATGAGCGACGCCACGCCGGCCGGCGCCGAGAAATAGTATTCCGCCAGATCTTCGCCGATCGGGCCGGTCATGAGCTGATGCTCGCCAGATCCGTGACGAGCTGCGCCACGGCCGTGTGGAAGCCATCGACCAGGTCATCGAGCACCACGCCGCTGGCGGGCGGCCAGGTGAGCGCCGACACCGCCCAGTCGGTTTGCGTCGGCGACGTGTTGTCCATCGTCTCGATCGTGCCGCTGAACTTCCATTCGCCGCCGTCGCGGCCGACCTTCACCGGCCCGAGCACAAACCGCACCAGCCGCGTGTTGTAGGCGTTGCCGTCGAACACGGAGAGATTGAACCAGCCTTCGCCGCTGGCGATGACGCCGTTGAACCAGCCCTTGAAGAAGACGTATTCGTCCGGCGTCCAGAACCACGTGGTGGAAAATGTCGACGGGCCGCTGGCGAACACGCGCCGCTGGCGCGCGGCGCCCTGCTCCCAATCGGTGCGGATGACGAGATTGGGAAACGTCTCCGCCAGATCGTCGTTGAAGGGTGGCGGATCGAGCGCGTAATCCGGCCAGTTGGGATAGGTGTTCATGGCTGCACGCCTCGACGCAGGCCGTAGAAAGTTTCGAACGATTTGCCGATGCCGCTGCGGCCGCGCTGAATGCGTCCGGAAACGGAGTCCTCGATCTTGTCGACGATTGCCTCGAAATTGAACGAGCCGTCCGAGCCCATCGAGTGCTGGCCCTCGCTCACCTTGGCGTCCGGGTTCTTGTTGGTGACGTTGAAATTCACCTGCGGCATGGAGGCGGCGCCGGCCGGCAGGTTGATCACCATCGGCTGCGAGCCCATTTCCCAGGCGCGGTTCTGCTCGACCGTCAGCACGCGCTCGCCCTTCTTGGCGATGATCGGCACTTCTCCGGCCACCAGGCCGCCAGTGTGGAAGCGCCGAGCGCCGGCGAAGACGAACGGTGAAACGTCGCGCGTCATCGGAGCGCCGTCGCCGATCACGCCACCGGTGTGGAACGCACCGAAGGTGGGGTCCGGTGGCCCCGCAGTGGGGCCAAACAGGCTGCCGATCTCGCTGAAGATCGAATTGCCGAGCGTGTTGACGTAGCCCGCCATGAATTTCTGATAGGCGAGCTTGAGCAGCATCTGGATGATGAAGTTCTCCAGATCCTGCATGCGCTGCTTGCCGGTCTCGTTGAGCGAGGTGAACAGCTTCTCGCCTTCGTCGTCGAAATCCTTCAGCGCCTGCGCGCTGGTCTTCGCCCAGTCGTTGATGTCGTTGGTCTGCGAAATCATCCCGCGCTGCAGGCCGCTGTTCCAGTCTGTGCGCCTGTTGAGATCGTCGACGTAATCCTTGGCGAGCTTGTCGGCGAAGATGGTGTGGACGGCGTCGGCATAATGGTTGAGCGCGGTGAGCGCGTCGTTCAGGTGGGACTGGTAGTCGGCCCCGAACATCTTTGAGAACAGGTCGTCGTATTGCGACGAAACCGTTCCTGTGTTTGCGAAATTGGCGAGGGCCGCCTTGGCACCGTCGATCTCGCCGGTGATCTTGGTTTTCCAGTCCTCGGCGGCGCGCTCCGATTCCTGGAACATGAGATCGAGGCCATCGTTGCCCGCGTATTGCGACAGGCCGGAGATGCCGGTGCGGATGTCGTTCACCGCCTGGTTGAAGGGCGCGCTCATCTTCTGCTGGAAGATCAGTGCGATCTTGTCCGCCATTTCCTCGGTGAGTTTTCCTTCGGCCGTCAGGTTCGCGACCGTTTGTTCCAGCCAATTGTTCGACGCGGTGATGTTCTGGCCGTAGGCGGCATTCATCGCATCGAGCGACGACGAGCCGAGCACGTCGGGCGATAGCGAGGCTGTCTGCGAGCGCACGTCGGTGATCGCCGCAGACGCATGCTGCGCCGCCTGTTGCTTCTCCATCGACGCGGTGACGGCATCGATATCGTGCTGCAGCTTTTCATAGGCTGCCGCGTCGGCGTATTTCTGCGCCGTCACCAGCGGCAGCACCGCCTTCTGGATGGCGAGATTGTCGTTGGCCCTCTGCAGTGCAAGGCCGCCGGCCAGCGTGGCATCGGTGATATTCTGCTGCTGCTGCGCTTCCAATTGCGATGAGGCGATCAGCTTCTCGCCATCCTTGATCGCCTCCTTCACCTGCTCGGCGTGCATCTTGGCGATGTCATCGAGGTTAAGAAGCGCGTCCGCCTGAGCCTTCTGAGCCTTGGCGAGATTCTGATGCGCCGTCGCGAGCTCCTGAACCGCGACCGAGGTATCCTGACTATGACGTTTTTCGTCATCGATCAGGATCACCAGATTGTTGATGCTCTCCTTGGCCCTTGTGACGTTCTGCGCGAGCGTGTTGATGTCGTCGGGATCGGCCATCGCCGCCGCCTGACGCGTTTGAATGTCATTGCCGTCGATCCCGCCGCGCTGGCCGGTGACTGAGATCGTTTCGGGATGCGAGCCGGTGTCGAGATCGATGCCGCCGAAGATCTGTCCGGCGCTCGCATTGTAGGTCGTGGAGATGAATTTCAGCAGCCAGTCTGGCGGTGTAAAGTTTAGAAGCTTCGTTTCCCATTTGCCGAGCGTCACGTCGGCGTTGCCCAACGCGCTCGTGAAATGATCAAAGGCGCCGGATATCAGCCCCACCGTGTTCGGCATGTCTTTCAGGTGAAGATTTACCCGAGCGATGATCGCGTCGGCCGCATCGGCTTTATCGCCGCTGTTCTGGAAATTTTCGATCAGCGTCTTCAGGTCCGGGTCGAGCGCGTTCAGTGTTGCCAGCAGCTCCTCGCCGGCGCCTTTGGGGTCCTTCAAGGCATCGGCAAGTTTGGCCGCCGCGCTCGGCACGTCAGTCTGCCAATAGCTCGCAAGCTTCAGCGATGCCGCCGCCGCAGCATTCCAGGTATCGGGCGACAGATTCGCGTTCAGGAACGCTTGTTCCATCGCCGCCGCCTGCTTAATCGAGGCGTCGCCCGCCTCGGCGACCGAACTGGTAAGCGCATCGATCTGCTGCTTGTCGAGACCAAATTGGTTGCCGAGCGCAATAGCTGTCCCCTGCACTCTGGTCATCGTCGCGCTGTAAGAATCGTAGGCCTGCACGCCGAGGATGACGCCTGCGGTGACGCCGGCGATGGCGGTGGCGATCGGGAAATCTTCCGCGATGGCCGGCAGCGCTTCGATGGCCGAGCGGAGCGCCCGGAACTGGTAGGCGCCGATGCCGACGCGCGTCCCGAGATCGTCGAACACGCGCCCGAGGTTGGGAATTTTCGCGGTGGCCTTTTCGGCAGAGTCCGCGGCGCCGTCGATCTCGGAAGCTGCGCCCCCAATGAAGTCGCCCATCGTCTTGCCGGCAATGCCCGTCGTGCCAGCTGATTTGCTGATGTTGTCGAGGGCCGCGGTGGCCTTCTGCGACTCGCCGACGAGCTGTGTGGCGTCCGCCGTCAGGGTGACTTTGGCGACGAGATCAGACATGCGACCTCAAGCCGTCTTCGAACGGCGTTTCAGGAGCGCAGCAGCTGCTCCTGGCGGCGGTTGTGGATGGCAAGCGTCTCGGCTTCGAGCAGCCGCAGTGCGTCCATGGTCTCTTCCCCGAGCTCGACGCGCAGCGCCGCGGCGATCGGTGCGAGCGCGCCGTAGTCGAGGCCGGTGCGAAGAACGATGAGACGCTTGGCCGTGGCGACGGCCTGCACGCGCCACTGAGACTGCATCTGCCGGAACAGGCGCACGGCGTCGGCATTCTCCGGCTCGACAACGATACGCCTTTCACCCTCGTCCTCCGGTTTCATGCGCGCCTGGAGCTGCGCGAGTGCTGCGGGCGTGGCGTTCGCGTTCCTGAAGGCTTCGAGGACGCGCGCGTCGATGACGTTTCGTTTGCGATCGCCGGGCGCTTCGCCCATCAGCGCGGCGGCGATCGCCGTCAGTTTTTTGCGGCGCGCCCTCGCGCCATGTTGTAGAGGCCGCTCACCAGGCCATCGACGACATAGGGCCGTGCCAGCATCACCGGCTTGGCCTTGTCGAACGGCACGAGCGCGCCGGTATCGTCCTTGACGCCGGGAAAGTCCTTGAGATGCTTCTCCAGCAGCGCCGCGCTGGCGGCACGCCCGAGTGTGAACGTGGCGACCGCGTAGTCCTTCAGCTCGTCCTCGGTCGGAATGGTGAAGGCGGCATCGATCTCCTGGACTTCGACGGCGCCGCCATCCTTCGGCACCGCGACCTGGCACGGCCAGACGATGGTGCGCTCCAGATCGTCCGCGCTGGGAAACACCAGCAGGATTTTCTTGTCGGTCGCCATCACTGCACCGTGATGGTTGTGTCGTCGAGACCGGCGTTGCGCACGAACGCGAAATTCGACTGCACATGAAGGATGCCGTCGGTCACCTGCGGCTTCGGCTGCAGCAGCTGCATGTAGGTCGACGAGACCTTCACGATGTTGCCGGCGTCCTGGCCGTGCTGCAGCGCGAGCGGGCCGAGCGTGCCGGCGATCGCGGTCGTCTCCGGATCGAAGGTGGCGACGGTCGGCATCTCGAAGCCGATCTGCCCTTTCGGTCCGGCGTTGGTGATCGCCACGTATTTGGCGTTCGGCCGGTCGCGCGGCGTGATCGTGTTGTTGAGGTCGAGCTGAAAAGTCTGCACCGCCGGCGTGATGCCGAACAGGCTCGCCGTCGTGTTGGCTTCGTTGACCTCGATTTCGTCGAGCCACGAGGCCAGCGTGGTTTCCGCCGATTCGAGCGCCGTGTCGGTCGCTGCCTGGCGAATGCCGGTGAAGCTGAACCGCAGGATCGGCAGGGCGTTGGGGCCGAGGATGATGCTGACGGTGCCGCGCGCGCCGACAAGCGCGTATTGCTTGCCGCCTTCGTTGAAGTAGATCGTCACGCTCTTCGAGGTGGCGTGGTTGAACACACCGAGCTTGTAGGTGACCTTCGCCATGGCCGTGATGGTCTCGACCATGTTGCAGGCACGCAGCAGCGGACCGTAGAGCGGCGCCGTGCCGGCGGCGCCCGATCCGGCCATGCCGACGTCGAACGTCATGATCGAGAAGATGGCGGTGTGCTGGTCTGGGTCGTTGCCGAAGGTGGCATGCGCCTTCTGGCGGTTTGCCACCGTCGACGACACCGGCGTGATGTCGATGTTCGATGCCAGGAGGGCGTTGGTGGCATCCGGAACCGGATCGGTGGCGTAGGTGACTTCGGCTTTCGCCATCAGCACCATGAGTCCTGCGATCAGCATCAGCTCTTGCTCCCCTCGGTTGCTTTCGGCGCGGGCGTGGCCGGATATGCGGGCTTTTCGACCTTGGCGCCGGCGATCGCGGCGAACAGGTCGGCGCGCCCCTGGTCGGAGAGCGCCAGGATGCGATCCTGCTCCGCCGTGCTTTGGGACAGCACGAAGTCGCGATCCTTCTGCGACAGGCGCTGTAGGGCGTTAAATCGCGCGCCGGGCTTCAGGTCGTAGCCTTGTGCGCGCTCGATGCTCTTTGCGTCTTTCGGATCGAGCATCACGTGCTCTTCCTTGCCGGCGGCATCAACCAGGATGCGGCCGCTTCGAACTGGGCTCATGGTTTCCTCTTGTGTTCGCGACTGGAAAAATCGAGCGAGTAGAGAACCGTGCCGGCCTCCATGCTCGTCAGGTCTTCCTGGCTGGACTTCTGGAGCTCGGCCGGAGAATGGATCTGCCGATCCTTGGTCCAGCCCAGCATGCGGTCCTCGATCGCCATCATGTCGAGATCGATCTGCTTCGATTGATCTGCCCAGCGGTTGCCGATGTTCCTGCCGGCGTAGAGCAACCGCCAATGCACGGTGATCGTCTGGCGGATCACGCCGGTGCTGACTTCGTTGGGACCGGCAACGCGCACCGGCGGCAGCACGAAGATCGATTTGTCGACCTTCATCTGGTCGATGGCCTGCGGCATCGTGCCGATGCCGCCGATGAACTTTGCGTTGCCAGCCGCCCTCAGCGGATCGAGCCAGGCGATGATGTCTTCCGCGAAGATCAATGGAGTCGTCTCCCGTCGACGATCTCCGCCTGCAGGTGCGTGACGGCGAGTTGCTGGATGGTGCGCTCGTCATCCGGGCTGACGCCGAGATAGGGCCGCGCCGGAATATGGATGGTGTAGGAGCGCGAGATCGTCGCCCAGGTGGCGAAGTTCGATTTCGACTTCTTGACGAAGCGGGGCTCAAGCGTGTTGCCGCGGATGTGCCGGTAGATGCGCTGGCTGCGCGGATGGATGGTGATGTCGCCGCCGGTCTGATGGATGCCGGAATAGGTGAGCGCGGAGCCCCACTCGACGCCCTTGCCGGGCAGCACATTGTGCGTGATCGAGGCGAGCAGGTGGCCGGACTCGATCAGGGTCTTGCCGTGCTGCTTAAGCGCCCGTTTCGAAGGCTTCCAGGGGTTGCCAAGCGGATCGTGCTGGCCGCGAAAGCGCAGCTGGGTGGAGGCGACCATCGCATCGCCGATCGCGTCGTAGAGACGATCGAGCGGCGCTGCGCCGAACGTCGCCATGCGCGCAAGCATGCCGCGCACCGGCGCATCGTTGAAGGTGGCTCGCATCGCGACGCTCGCCATCAGAGCGCCTTCAGCGTGTTTTTGGTGAAGGTGCGGCAAGGCGTCGAGATCTGCGGGCCGCCGCCGGCGGAAGCGGCCGGAGCGGACGTTGCATCGCCGAGAGAGACCTGCCCGGCGGCGACGGCTTTCAGCCACGCCTCGGCGTCTTCGTAGTCGCTCTGCACGCGCGAGGGTGCGTTGTCGGCGTGGAGGTAGTAGCGGCAGAGCGCGCACGCCACCTTGACCAGGACGCGCGGCGCCGGATCGAGCGGCACGGTGTAGCGCGCCGCGAGGTAGCCATTGATCTCGGAATCGACGTCGAGCAGCTTTTGGCTCACCACGTCCGCATCGACGACCGATGGCGGCGAGTTCTGGCTGTCGGTGAGAAGGATCAGCTCCTGCTCGCCGTAGCGGCTCACCAGATCATCCTGCGTCGCGTAGGTCATGCACGCCCTTCAACAATTCGCCCGCCGGTGTCCGGCTTTCGCCTTCATCGCCGGCGGGCGCTTGAACTTGGTTGAGGGGGCCGGATTCGAACCGGCGACCTACAGGTTATGAGCCTGCCGAGCTACCGGGCTGCTCCACCCCTCGAAACTTCACTCCTTCGCGTCGTCGTCGCTTTCGTCCGGAACGTCGACGTCCTCGACGCGCAGCATCGGCTCGCTCTTGAGCGCCACGATCTGCGGCTTCGTGAACTTCGACGGATCGTGATCGCACGGCGTCCGCGTGTGCTTGACGCCGGCGCGCCAGAAGCCCTTCTCGGGCATCGCCGAAATGCGCAGCGCTTTCTTCGTCTTCTTCCCAGCCATGGTCTCTCCGTTTCCGCTCAGTCGAGCCACGGCGCGACGAGAAGGTC